GCTCGCCCCGTATTACGTTCGCTTAGAGCGCATGTTGGCAGGCATGTTGACCCGCAAGCCTGTGCGTTTAGAAGATGTCAGCGACGTTGTTACTGAGCAGTTGTTCGACGTTGACTTGCAGGGAAATGATTTGAATGTATGGACTTATGAAACAGCCAGAAAGTGCATCCGGTATGGGCATGTAGGCGTTTTGGTGGATGCACCCAAAGCCGGTGAAAATGGCAGGCCATATTATGTAACTTTCACGCCAAGAGAAATTCTGGGGTGGCGGTCTGAAATCAAGGACGGCAAGCAACAGTTGACTCAGTTGCGGCTGATGGAAGAAATCACCGTGCCGGATGGCCTGTACGGCGAAAAGCAAGTGCAGCAGGTGCGAGTGTTGACGCCTGGCGCGTTCGAAATTCATCAAAAAGACAAGAAGGGCGACTTTGTTCTTGTGGATGAGGGCCGCACCAGTTTGAGCGAGATTCCATTTGCTGTTGCTTACGCAAACCGCGTTGGTGTTCTTGAGTCGCGACCACCACTGGCTGACATTGCGGAGCTGAACTTAAAGGCATATCAAGTGCAGTCTGATTTAGATAATCAGCTGCACATCAGTGCAGTTCCGATGCTCGCCATCTACGGTTTTCCGCAGTCGGCAGAGGAGATCAGCGCAGGGCCAGGGGAAGCCTTAGCTTTGCCGCTTGAGGCTAGAAGTGAATACATAGAACCTTCTGGCAACAGCTACAACGCACAGTTTCAGCGGCTTGAGCAGATTGCTCAGCAAATCAATGAGCTGGGCCTTGCTGCAGTGCTTGGGCAAAAGCTCAGCGCAGAAACAGCAGAGGCTAAGCGGATTGATCGCAGTCAAGGCGACAGCACCATGATGGTGATTGCGCAGCAGATGCAAGATCTGATTGACAACTGCCTAAATTTCCACGCGCAGTTCATGCAGCAGTCACAAGTTGGCAGCAGTTTTATTAACCGCGACTTCTTGGCAACACGTTTGGAACCGCAGGAGATTCAGGCCCTTCTGCAGCTTTATACCGCCGGCACCATCACACAAGAAACACTTCTGAACCAGTTGTCCGCCGGGGAAGTGCTCGGTGATGAGTTTGATGTTGAGGAGGAAGTTGAGGCTACTCAGGCTGGTGGCTTGATTCAGATGGACAAGCCTGAACCCGAGGTGCAAACTGAAAACACAATGCCTGAAGAGGCCCCGGAGGCAACTGATGAGCTGGATTGACCACCTCAGAAAATCAGAAAAGCAAGAACCTGACAAGCAGTACCTGTATTACGTCAAGCAGCAACTCAAGCAGCAGGTTTACGCCGTTGTGCGTGTTACTTGGTATGACGAGGATGGCATTTATAGCGTCACGGAAACCCGTGTCGACAAACGAGACGCAGAAGTTATCCAAGAGTTCAGCGACATTGTTGGCAACGCTCTGACTATTGGGGCAGACGTGTCAGTTATTTGTGTTGCGAACTCTGAGCGGCTTGGCCTGCATGATTTATGAGCACACCTTCAGAGCTGTATAGAAACATCATCGACTTAAATCGATATAGCAACAGCGTGGGCAAGCGGGTTATCAATGCGTACAACGATCTGGTCGTAGACGCTGTTGAACAGCTACGCGGGCTTGATGATTTTGCAGCGCCTGATAAAGCGGCGAGGTTGCGGACAATATTGACGCAGCTACGCGTCAGCCTTCAGGCATGGGCAACTAGCAGCACAGCCTTGTCAATTGCAGAATTAGAAGAGCTGGCACAAGTTGAGGCGGGGTTTGTTTCTGATCAGCTCCGGAGACTTTTGCCTGAAGACATGCGTAGTCGCATAAACGATGTGCAAATCTCGCCAGGGTTTGCAGAGGCGGTTGTCACTACTGACCCAACGCAAAGAGGAATTATCAGCCTCAGCGATGACCTGCAAGCGGCAGTCACAGGGGCTGAGAAGGTTGTACGTGTGACTATTGCTGATGGCGTAACTTTGACACTGCCTAACGGACAAGTTTTGGGCAAGGCGTTCTCTGACATTGGCGAGCGCCAATCCGCTTTGTTTGGGCAGGCAGTGCGGAACGGAATGCTGCAGGGTGAGCCAACCGACTCAATCGTTAAGCGCATGAAAGGTCGTTTGCGTAAAGATCAGAAAGGCAGCATCAACCAGCTTTTGCAGGCGGGCGGAGATGCAACAAGGCAAGCAGACAACCAAATCCGCACGTTGATAAGGACAAGCATCAATCAGGTGGCCAACGCAGCAAGCCAGAAAACCTTTGAAGCAAACCAAGACATCACTGAAAAGTACAAGTACGTGGCAACGCTTGATAGCCGCACATCCGCGATATGCCGAGCGTTAGACGGCACTGTGCATACATATGGGAAAGGGCCGTTGCCCCCGCAACATTTCAATTGCAGGTCCACCACTGTTCCCGTCATTGATTACAAAAGGTTGGGCATACCGGAACCGGAGGAAGATCAGCGAGCAAGTGCGACGGGTTTAGTGCCCGAAAACATGACTTACGGCCAATGGCTTGCGGGTCAACCTGAAGCCGTAAAAATCAGAACTCTTGGCGCTTCGCGTGTCCCGTACTATGAAAAGTTGCGCAGAAAATACGGAGATACAGATGCTATTCGTAGATTTGTCAGGGAGGATGGATCGGAGCTAACTTTGGAGCAACTCAAAAATCTGACCACATGAGCAAGCTGCCTAAGAAGTATCAATTTACTGTTCAAGAAACAGAAGAGGCACTTTCCTGTCCGCCAAGAAAGCCCACACCAAGGGGCAAGGCTGCTAAAAAGGAAGGGTCCAAGGGAGACGACTGATGCCAATGGGACCTGGAACATACGGCTCTAAGGTGGGCCGCCCACCCAAGAAAAAGAAAAAGAAGAAGGGCGGCAAGAAAAAGTAATGGCACGGAAGCGGCGGCGTGTTCCAAAGGACAAAGCCACAGGGGTGCCAAAGGTGTATCTCACGGGGGCAAAGAACCGCGCCGCAAAAGCTCGTGAAATCAAGCGCACCGCTGCGGCCTACAAGCGCGGTGACTTCATTGACATCAAAGCTGTATCTGCATCAAGGGCAAAACAAGATGGCACCAAAGGCAAAACCACTAAGCGAAAGCGTAAAAAAAACTCTCAGAAAAAAAGCTGAGGGCACGCGTTTTACTTACGGGCAGCTTGCGGCTGTCTACCGCAGGGGCCAGGGTGCCTATCTGTCCAGCGGCTCAAGAAATGTTCCTATGGCTGCTTGGGCGATGGGCAGGGTCAACAGCTTTGTTTCTGGCAAGGGTGGGGCAAGGAAGGCTGACGCTGACCTGATGAAAAAGCGCAGCAAGAAAAAATAATGAGTATTCAAAGGGGCGGGCATACGTTCGCTAGCTTCAACAAACCGATTCGCACGCCAAACCACCCCAGCGGCAAAAGCCATGCTGTTGTTATCAATGATGGCGGCAGCCCCAGGCTCATTCGTTTTGGGGCGCAGGGGGCAAAAACAAAGCCACCACGCAAGGGGGAAACAGCCTCTGACAAGGCCAAGCGTGCATCATTTAAAGCACGTCACGCTAAAAATATCGCAAAGGGAAAAACTTCTGCCGCATATTGGGCGGACAAAGTAAAGTGGAGCTGAAAAACAACCTTACGGGTTATTCATGTCACAAGACGGCAACTTGGAGATTACGTCTCCCGAAGCGCCACAAAACGCTGAAATCGACAAGCTCAGGGCAAGTGTTGAAGCATTAGAAAAGAAAAACTACGACCTCATCGGCAAGCTGCAAAAAAATGAGCTGATTGGTGAAGTCCCTGACGATTATGAGGCACTGAAAGATTTCAAGCGCAAGGCTGAACAAAGCAAGCTGGAATCAGAAGGCAAATACACTGAAGCGCGACAGGCTTTGGAGCAGCAGTTCCGTGAGGCGGCGGAAGAAAAGGACAAGCGCATTGCTGACCTTGAAGCGCAAGTGCGTGAGTTGGAGTTGATCACCCCAGCGAACACAGCTTTGGCTGATGTTGTTCATGACCCCAGCATTGTGTTCAAGGCACAGCTCCTGAACCCCAACCAAATTGAACGGGAAGCTGATGGGACCGTTGTTGTTGTCAACGGTTATGAACGCAAACCAATCAGCGAGTGGGCTAAAACTTTGCCCAGTTACATGCAGAAAGCACCAAAGCCACAAGGCAGCGGGGCGCCAGCAGGCAGCAGTGCCGGAGGTGACATCCCAGCAGGCACCAAAAACCCTTTCGCCAAGGAAACGTACAACCTGACAGAGCAATCACGGCTGTTCAGAACAGATCGGGATTTGTATGAAAGGTTGAAAGCTGCAGCTAACCGTTAATATGCAAGACATAGGCGCGGTTACGCCGAGCCATAAGGGTTACGCCCACACCGTAAAAACCATTTTTTGAGGATCTGTCATGGCGACTCTTCG